GCCCTGTATATCTTCGGGCCTATAATCGCTTTTATCGCCGTCTATGACCTCAAAGACTTTGCCGTTCAATGTATGGGTTTTAGGTAATGCCTGACCGCGTTTTGTGTCGAATACTACCGCGACGTTTCGGCCATTTAATAATTCGTTATAAGCCGCAATATCATTGTTTTCTGATAGGCTAAATGTAAGCGTATAAAAGCTTGGCGTTTTGCGGTTCGGTTCTTTTGTATAGTCGTATATTGTCGCTTCGGGCGCGAATTGATGTATTAGTTCAGTTACTACAATTTGCATACCCATTGAGATAACCTTGCTTTTTTCCCATTTAATATCACTAGTCGCGTTAGGTCTGAATGCTAGGGCCATGTTTAGCTTTGCGGCTTTGGCTGTTGCACTAATAACTTCCTTGCATAGAATAGCGACAAACAATGGGCGATTCTCAAAATAGAGTTTGGTCCTAGTTATACGAGCGCTATTTTTGCCTTTCATATAGGCAGGATTACCAGCGGTATGTAAGCAAGCTTCCTTGCACCCATCACTAGCCATGGCGCAAGTATTAAATCCTGATAAGGTACTTGGTGCTAAATGCATGGGATAGGTTAAGACGTTATCGAACTCGGCGTTCTTTGCTACTTTGGGGTTTGATAATGGATCTGCAAAAATAGTGCCTTTTAGATTGTGATCTAATCGAGCGATACGCATCAATTGCGCTTTGCTTTGCGCCATATAGATATCGAATTGGCTTAGCTTTGGTATGTTAGTGATTGCGTTCATTTTGTTACTTCCTTTTAGTTATTACGTTTTGTGCTTATTAGATTATTCTAATTTGCTCGATTTTCGGCGTTTTGCCGTTTCGATGGGTTGAGTTTAAAACATGCGTAAACCTTTGACAAGCGTATGTTATCGAAAAAACAGTGGTGTTGATCTGTTTGAGGATATCGAATTTAAAGCGAACCCGCGCCACGCCTAGCTATCAGGCCATCTGATACCCATTAAATAAGTATGAAATTAAATCAAAAGAATCTATATATAACACTGTTAGTAACGCAATAAGCCACTAATAGCGGCGCTTTGCTAGGGTTAGCGGCTAGACTGTACGCCGTTTGGCTGTTACTCATTCGCTAAGCCTAACAGCGGCGCTTGATTTCGCCCAGATCTGAGGAATTTCTGAGCGCCGTCCTCTAAGCCTGGAGTCGGGGGCCAGGGGGGTGGCTGCCTCGCGCGCGGGGGGATATATGCCTATACGAATCTTCCCGTATTTTTGAAAGCGACCTCCCCCCGTCACGCCACGTTGACGCCACGCTACCCCTACCCTATGTCAGGCGTTGGGTTACTTCTGAACGCGTCCCATCGGCCCTCTTACGGCCTCTTATGGACACTACATTGCTGCTTAGATCCTTACCTGCGAATCCACCCTGTGCCATCTCCATAAAGTCCTCTATCTCCTGCTCCCAACGGGAATCCAATACGCCCTGCCTAGCTTCATCGATAGACTGACCCATCGTCTTCTGCCAGTAGGCTACGGCCCCTGCTAAAGCATCTACCCTATCGTCATGCTTTAAGCATCCACGGTCACGGGTGATATGAGTTAGTTGATACATCAGACTGTACACATGGTCATGGTTCTTAACGTCAGACCTAATTAAAGACTCGTCCATAACTAGACGATGCTGCGTCATGACAGGCTCTAGGGTATCGATGATACGACCTTCCTTGTGGCCTTTAGCCCACTCAGATTCCTGTACTGTACAACCACCAGGCCATACCTTTTGCAGGATAGGGCCGAATGATGTAACCCACAGTCCCTGTCCGTAGTTAGGTTCTACCTCTACCACGTTAACAGAGAAGCGTTTAGCATCTATCGCTATCTGCTGCATGGCCTCTGCGGGGTCACCCTTATATCCACCTACATGGAGGACATACATGATGCCGTTAAGAGTCGCTACAATAGCCCATGCTGTTTCATCCTTACCACGACCTGCTGGGTCAACGAACAGCACCTTACCGTCATAAGGTTCCCACTCGGTATCCGTGAATAGAGGACGAAGGAAGTGGTCACCAGAGAACCCTAGGTTACTTATGTCACGGATCTGGTTCTTCTTGTCACTATCTCTTCCCCACTGCACCTGTAACGGGGCCTTAACGGGGTTGGTAGAGAACACAACTAAGTCGAACTGTCTCAGTGGGTAACGCTCAGCATCTGACAGACTAGTATCCAGCATGTACTGGAGGGCATAGGTAGCCCTGCCTTTAGATTCAATGGACACCATCTCGTCATGACCAAACCGTGTGTCTGTCACACCGCCATACTCTAGTAGACCTAGATCATTCTTACGTCTTAGATAGGGAGCCAGTATGTTTACGTCTTCCCCGGTCTCTTCATCTCGTAGGATGTAGTTCTTTAGCTTGTCCTGTACAGGATAACGTACAGGTATAGTGAACGTCCTAAACTGCATGGACTTAACGAGTACGTTGTAGATAGATTCTTCCGTCTGCGGTGTACCGAGTAAGATGATGTCACCCTTACCATGCTCAGTCTTGGTGATAGGCACGAAGTCAGACTGTACGACCCTGACGATTCTCTGTCGGGCTTCCTCTGTAAGGGAGTTCTTTTCTACCTCTATGTCATCTGCGATCAATAAGGTCGCACGACTACCCGTGATCTGTGAGGTTATACCCCTAGCAGCCACAGAATAGCTTTGTGATAGAGAACTACCAGACACATCGAACTGGTCAGCCTGATCTCTTCGGGCCGCACCTTTCTCACGAGCGCCTTCTATGAGCCACTGTAGTATGGGCATAGAGGATATAATGCCCTTTGTTTGTGACACGAACTCCTTTGCCTTAGAGCCAGCGGCAGACACAACCAGGATCTTTTCATCCCTTGGGTTACGCATAAGTCGCCATATAGCAAAGGCTGATGTGATGTACGACTTACCCGCACCACGGAAACACCTGACAATATCCTCACGGGGGTTCTCAAACAAAGACTTCAGCTTGTGGGCCTCCAAGTCTTTAGCTTCAGCCGTGTCATAACCATACTGAAGACGATGGGCTATCTCGTATTGAGCCTCTGTTGGGGCTGGTAGCCCTAGGTGATGCCAAGCAATAGCTAGGAAGTTACGAAATTCCTCAAAAGCGGGCCACAGTTCGTCTGGAAAAGCAGCTTGCCAGTGAGGATCACCGTCAATCAAGTATGGATCTAGCATAGACTACAGTCCTATCTTAGTGTGTCGCCTTGATAGGCATTACGTTGGTGTACTTCTTCAAGGTATCGGACAGGTTGTTGTCTGTCTGAACTACCATTTCCTCTGGTGGGAACTGCTTGAGGAAGTTAACGGCTGCATTAAGTGTGCTGGCGGGAGCATCGACACGTTCACCAGACCTAGGGTCTAGTTCACCGTTAGCCACCCGGTCACACAGGGAGATAATTAGCAGACCTTTAAGATCTGCACTGGTCTTCTTCATTTGGTAAGTCCTTTAGCTTTCTCGAATGACCGTAGGCCACCAAGGCCCAGTAAAGACATTACGAGTGTTGTTAGTTCTGCGGATGCGATAGCAGGAAGTTCTGCAGGTAGTGCGAAGTAAGCGTTGATGAGGCCAGCAAAAGGTAAGATAAGGAACTGGTAAAACAAACCAATTGCACATACCCAGCCTATTGCAGGTCGCCAGCCAGCCACGAACACTGAGGCGTGTTTAGCACCTTCGATGTTAGCCATCGCTTGCAGTGTGTGGGGTTTCTGGAGTGCTTCAGTCAGCTTGAGCCGAGCATTCGCCCTCTCTTCGTCTGACGTAAACAAATCATCAAGGCCATCCATGACACTTCCAGCAATCCCTGCGAAGGGGTTGATAGACATGGTGATTCCTTGTTTTGTACCGTATAAGATACAATGTATACTGTAATGTACATTTTACTTTACAGGGTTTACTTTTCTACAGCTTGAGGTAGTATTAAGTCCAGTACCATTCTAAATGTGAACTTTACTTATGTACCCATCCATTTTGATAGGACTGATGAACCAACACCACCTAGACCAATAGATAGCAACATAGCCCCTGCAAGGAATCCCTTGCCTTTGACT